TATTTTGGGGCGAAGTGACGGGCTGCAAGTCATGTGGGCATCAATATATCATAGCTGCGGACGAGGCAGATGTATATGATGCTGCTTGTGGATATTGCCATTATAAGAATAAACATATTATTATCTCGCTGATTCCTAAACGAAACTTGCAAGCGATGATACAGGGGCGTAAGCCATGGGAATGGCCCCGGTTGTAAAGAAAACTTCTACCCCGCTCACACCTGCTGAGATACAATACTGGCAGACACTCGAAGCTCTGCATGGGGCTGAATCACTATTGGATTGGATTCCAATTATGTCTCCGACTTTTGAAAGTCCGAGGCATCTTGCACGTCTAGCCGAAGTCTTAGTTAGATCACAGTACGAACCCGTGTATTGTTGGGTTAGTATACCTCCGCGTCATAGTAAGACGGAAACTTTATTACACTATGTTCCCTGGAGATTACACAGAGATCCAAGATCCGAAATAGCCTATTGCACCTACGAAGCCAATCTATCTTACTCCAAATCTAGACGCATGCGCGAGCTTGCGGAGTCTACGGGCGTGCAATTTAAGCGTGCTGCTAGAAATGTAAAAGAGTGGGAAACTATTCAGGGAGGTAAGCTAATTGCAACGGGTGTAGGAGGACCGATTACAGGAAAAGGCTGTAAGCTTCTGATTATAGATGACCCGTTTAAAAATCGCGAAGAAGCCGAATCTCCTGTTATACGTCAAAAAGTGTGGGACTGGTTTACGTCTACAGCACTTACACGTGTAGAGCCCGGAGGTAGTGTAATCGTCTGCCAAACGCGTTGGCATGACGACGATCTTATCGGGCGTATAAAGAAAGAATGGGACGGAACGCCACAGGCATGGATAGGGATCAGCGCTCCTGCCATCGCCTATGACTCCACAGGCAACGGACACGCTCTGTGGCCCTCTCGCTGGCCCCTAGGAGAGCTCGAACGGAAGCGCCGGCTCGTAGGTGAGTATGACTGGGCTTCGCTCTTCCAAGGACAGCCTAGGCCCAAGGGTGGGCGTATGTTCGGAAGCGCCACACGTTACGAATTTCCTATGATCGTAGAACGTGATAAGCCTTACAAGATTATAATAGGTGCAGATCCGGCTGCTACAGAAAAGACCAGCGCGGATTACTCCAGCGCTGTAGTCATGGCTTTTCAAGGTGAATGGAACACTCTAGATTTTAAGGGAGACATTCTCGAAGTCTATCGTAAACAGGTGACTATCCCGGAGTTTGTCGCACGTCTTAGGGATTTATCCGTAAAATGGGGAGCACCGATTGCAGTCGAATCTGTAGCAGGATTTAAAGCAGTCCCTCAGATGCTACGAAATCTTGACAAAAAACTTAGAGTCATTGAGGCTGCTGTCTTAGGCGACAAGTTTACTCGTTCTTTGCCTGTATCTGCCGCATGGAATGACGGACGAGTGCGCGTACCTGAAAATATTCGAGATAATCCCTGGCTTCATGATTTTCTAAGAGAAGTAGAAGCTTTTACAGGCATTAAAGATCGTCACGACGATCAAATTGACGCAATGGCACACTGTTACAACGCCGCACAAATGGTTATTCCGCAAGTGGTCAACAATCCACCTAAATCCATTAAATCAGGATTACCCTTTGGATGATTACAAGAAAGAGTTTTGTACACAGTGTGGCAGAGAGAAAAAGCCTCTGCTAAACACACTTTATTGTCCGGGAGATTGTGATCGAATCCCGAAATACGTAGATCCCTCTAAAGATAGCACAGAAAAGATAATCAGATTACAGTGTCCCTCATGCAATAGTTTTGATATCGCGCCATATACTAATTGGCTAATGCCCGCTAATCATTGTATAACTTGCGGAAAGGTTTTTTAATGAAACACGCCAGCTTTATAGAATCCCCCGACCTAGAAAAAGGCGAGCGTCCAGTATTCGACGCGACTATAGGTGAGCATTTCGACTCAGTATTTATCCAAGTAGGATACGCTACCTATATCAAGCCTCAGTTTCAAGAATGGGTTAAGACCAGCGTCATGTCTAGACTTACACCAGACTGTGACGCAATACGTGTAGCAGTTTTATCTAAGACTTTGAACTAGGTCGGCAGTGATTGAGCGCGTGCTGTAATCTCAGGAAATTTAATCCGCACGTACATAGCCAGGCGCATTTAGTTGGAACAATAAAGTGTTTCACAGATGCCCCACAAGTCCACTGGTCTTAGTGACCAATACGCTATTAACAGTGCTAGTATCCAACGGAGGCGAAGACCATCCCCAGCCATTGCGATAATTAGACCACACCTGCAAGCCCTCTGCTCCAAGAGTAGTATACTGCCACGCATCACGATACTTGCTAGGTAACGCAGCCGAGACAAGTGCATGTAGGACAATAGCCGTAGGCATATAAAAATTAGGCCTAATGTTTTGTCCACAGTGACCCATAACGGGATTTTGTTCACTACAAGTTTGCACAATAGAATTAGTCTGATACCAATCGGCTGAAGTAACTCCTGTAAAAGCAAACTCACGAAGCGTGTCACTCTTGCTCCAACCGCCACACGCACCGAGAAAACCAATTACAAGAAGTGTAAGAATAATCTTAGTAGGAGCGAAGAAATACGGACGAGTCATGGATCTAGTACGACCTTTGGTGAATTCAGCAAACTCCGGAGGGATTACGCTCACTGCCGTGTCTTCGTGATCTGACATATGGTCTTGAACGATTGCCGTGTGATTCAGTGAGTATTGATTTTCGTTTCCCATGCCCTTAATCTAACACTCTCCCGAATAAGCGCAATACCCTTTTTATACTATTTCACAAGTAACCTATTTTTCTAGGAAACTTGCGTTACAAGACGCGCGCGCGTTATGTCTTGGCATTATGGCCGAGCAAGCGCCAGATCCAAATCTTAACGCTTTTCCGCCAGCGATTCTTTATAAGTCGCTGAAAGTACGGAACGAAAACTATCTCGTAGACTTCTGGGCTAGGTGCCGGGCGCTATATTCCGGCGGACCTACACTCTTGGAAAATAAAGCTATTCTCAAGCAAATTCTCCCGCAGCACTCTGGCGAAGATCCGCTGGTCTGGGAAGAGCGAGCTAAGCGCGCTTTTTATATTCCGTATCCCGGCAGTATTGTAGACAAAATAGTCTCTGAGTTAATGGCTAAACCTCTTACTTTTGAGCAAGAGAATACAACTGCCGATGCCTCCGACGGAGGCCAAGCCGGAGCAAGTGATCTCACAGAGCAAGAGAAACAGCTCCCTCCGTTCTATATGGATCTCGTTAAGAATAGTGGGAAGCCAGGCGGAGCCAAGATGTCTCTTAATCAGTTTGCTCGCGAGCAAATGTTTACTGCTCTCCAATGTAAGACGGCCTGGGCTCTTATTGATTTGCCCAAGCAACCTGAAAACGGCTACGCCAATCGAGCGGAGCAAGAAAAAGCGGGGGGCCTGAAAGCATATATTTGTCCACTAGATCCCGAGTGCGTTGTAGACTGGGAAGAGCGCGAAGACGGAGAGTTAGAATGGGCGCTTATCGAAGATAAGATTTGCAAACGTCAAGGGCTTGCAGGAGATCGTAATATAGTAACGATGCGTTGGCGGTATTATACCGTTGACGCCTGGGCTGTTTATGAATTGACCTATGATAAGAAGAGACGCCAAGACGGACCCAATGACCGTGACACGGCTGTATTAGTAGATCAAGGCAAGCATAGTTTTAAGAAAGTACCAGTACGTCGCCTATGCCTGCCCGATGGCCTATGGGCTATGGGCAAGCTCGAAGCAATCGCACGAGCACATTTTAATCAACGCAATGCGCTATCTTGGGGACAACTCAAAGCACTATTTCCCGTACCTGTACTATACCTCCAGAAGCCCGAGCCGGGAGACGACATCTCCAGTGATGTAGGCAGAGCAAGCCAGACGCACGGTCAGGGATATTTACGAGTATTAGCCGAAAAAGATAAGATGGAGTATTTCTCTCCAGATACGGCTCCATACAAGATCGCGATGGAAGATCTGGCAGGACTCCGAGACGAGATGCACAGAGTGCTTCACCACATGGCGATGTCGGTCGACAACTCAGGAGCAGCGCTGCAACGCTCTGGCGAGAGCAAAGCCATCGACCAAGCCGCTGCGGCGGTAATCCTGCGGGCGCTTGGCGTATTGCTCAAAGAGCACCTGGAAGAGCTTCTAGGCATAGTGGCTACAGGAAGAGCAGACAACATAGCCTTCTGTGCTCATGGCATGGATTCGTTTGATGACATCACTCTCTCGCAATTGGTGATAGACGCGATTGGTATCGAGTCTGTCAGCATCCCAAGCGCTCACTTTAACAAACTCTGGAAACTTAAAGTAGCCAAGATAGCACTAGGCCCGGATGCGAACGAAGAAGATATTGATCAGATTTCTGAGGAGCTTGAAGGTGTAGTCACACAGGATAGCTTCGAAGCTGAATCCGACGCAAAGCTAGCTCAGCATGGAGCTAATCAAGCATCTGCCGAAGCCAAACAGGAAGATCCTACCGGCATGAAGGGCAAGCAAGCTTTAGCTAAGCTCGGTCCAATCGCAAAGAACGAAGACTCAGACCAGAAGAAAGAACTTGCCGGAATTAAGAAAGTCCAGAAGAAGCCTGGCAAGGGGAAATAATGCTGCATTGCGTTACTTGTGGAAATACCACAGGTCCATTAGGCATATGCTGGCAATGTACCGCGGGTAAAGAGAAAGACAAACTCTTTTTCCCTGTCCAATCTAAGACGATCAAGCTCTCAGATGAAGATATAGACAAAATAGCGCAAGCGGTTTTAGATAAGCTAGTTAAAGGAATTGGACTATAATGTATGTCCAATCCGATTACAGATATACTTTGGCATCTCAATTCCGAAGTACATGCGCTAGCTAATACAGGCCTATCAGATCTCACCGAGATCTTAGACAAAGCCGAAATAGAGCTAACAAGAGAGTTAGCTATGTGGAAAGCCCTTGGAAAAGGGGATGAGAGATTTACTCCTCAACTTTATCGCCAGGCTTTAACACAGATCCGTGGGACTCTTGCGCATATCAGAGGCCCCGTCGCGGAGAAAATAGCTTCTACACTCCGGCATGGAGGGATAATAGCCGGAGAATTGGCTACGGATCATCTAATACGTGAGATAGAAAAGTTTTCACAGTATTTTACAGGGGCTATCCGGCCGATTCCACTTAATCAAGCAAAGATCCTGGCCGAAGCCAAGAAAACACAGATTCCTAAATTCAAGACGTCCGCTGCACGTTATGCGGGTCAAGTCGGACGAGATATCCAGAAGCAACTAGCTATCTCCGTAGTCAAAGGCGAGACGATAGATCAGATGGTCAGACGCCTGGCCAAGCACGGAGGCCCGAGGGGTCAAGTATATTTAAAAGGCATGCCAGGAGACCCTAAAGCAAAAGCCGAATATATAGCCGAGGGCCTATTTACAAAATACAGATACTATGCTGAGAGACTCGCGCGCACAGAAATAGTAAACGCGTACAATAGCACGGCTCTCGATGGCATGGAAGAGTTAGACCGCGAAGATCCGGGATATTTTAAAAGATGGGACGCGGCCCTAGATAGACGCACATGTGCGCAATGCGCGAGTCTGGATGACCTAGTAAGACCGCTAGATAAAGATTTTACTTCTGGAATTAGTCAGCCCCCACTACACCCGAATTGTAGGTGTGCACAAGTCATCTGGCGCAAAGAGTGGAAAGAACAATCACACAAAGACGATATCTTAGCCAAATCTCATGAGGGCAAAGAGCCCCGAGGCGTAAGTAAGATTCCGCATATAGTAAACTTGAATAAGTCAAGAAAATAATGCAGCATGAGGGCGGGTTAACATGGGGCATAGGGTATTACAAGTTATACAAATTGAGGAGGATCCTAGGATAGTTGGATATCCCTTTAATGAAGTAATTCCGTGTATTTTTGTATTCCTAAACGACGAGGGAATCACTAAATTTTTGATTCACGGATTAGGCGGAGGTACAGATTGGACAGAAGCCGACCCGAGCGGAGTAGCTATTCCAGGGCCTCAAGGCATACAAGGCCCGTACGGTCCGCAAGGTTTTAAAGGTGACAAAGGCGATCAGGGAGACATAGGTCCACAAGGTCCCGGAGGTACAGGTCCCCCCCGGTCCTCCGGGAGCTACAGGACTGCAAGGTCCCACGGGTTTAACCGGAGCCGCAGGCGCACAAGGCCCTATCGGATTAACGGGAGCTACAGGACCACAAGGTCCTACAGGAGCCACAGGCTCGCAAGGTCCCGCAGGGCTAACCGGGCCTACAGGCCCCCAAGGTCTTATTGGGTTAACAGGAGCCACAGGGGCACAAGGCCCCACAGGATTAACAGGGGCGACCGGGCCACAAGGTCCCACAGGATTAACCGGAGCAACCGGATCCCAGGGTCCTACAGGCCTAACCGGACCTACAGGACCCCAAGGCCTTATCGGGTTAACCGGAGCGACTGGACCTACAGGCGCTACCGGAGTACAGGGTCCGCAAGGTATACAAGGCATACAAGGAGTTATAGGTCCCGCTGGCCCGGCACCGTCCGGTACAGGATTTGTACACGTAACAGGAGGGATAGTAGACGTCCCTGCCGGAATGGCCAAGGCGACACTTAGTATAAATAAGATAATAGCCAATACGCTTACACAAGTAATCGGCTTTACAATGCCTGCTAATACATTAGCAGCTGGTACACTTATTGAGTTCACAGCTATAGGTCTACTAACAAATACAACAGCTTCTACGTCTATACTTACACTAAGAATTAATTCCGCGACTCTAGGAGCCGCTCTAGAAGCATCCTGGAGTGTAGCACTAGGCGGAACAGCCCGCACGAATTGCCCCTTTACAGTGCATGGATTTATTTCTATTTATACAGCTGGCGCAACCGGAACGGCTTTAGGGTGTATCGTCATAAATGTAAACACAGCAACTGCGCTAGTTGCTCCCACAACCGCAGTCACAGTCCCCGCGGTAGTTAATACTACGCAAAGTAATATAGTAGAATTGACCTGTATCAGCGGCTCGACCACTACTACCTGGAATTTTATTTCCGCGCAAGCCGAGGTACTTACAACATAAGTTGCAATAGAGACATATCCCGGGCAGGCTCGGCGTTAACATGCCCAGTAGCATTGCTCAGGAGATCTTGCAGCAACGAAAACTCAGGCAAGAAAATCTCTCACTTAAGACCAAGCTCCAAGACACTCTCAAAGCCCTAGAGCAGTGTCGGCTAGAGCTGAATACAGCAATTAGAGTTGACAAAGCTATCCCCGCTATTAAGCCGATTAAGCCGCGGGAGCTTAAGTCAGGACTTCGCGAAGCCACGTGGGTTGCACTTGCCTCAGATTGGCACGTTGAAGAGTCTGTAGACCCAGCTAAAGTCAATGGAGTTAATTCATATAATCTTAGCATAGCCAGGCACCGAGTAGAGAAATACTTCTCAGGTGTAGCCTGGCTAATTAACTATCACGCTGAGAAATTCAAGCTTCGAGACGGGATACTATGGCTAGGTGGAGATCTAATCACAGGATATTTACGTGAAGAAAATCTCGAAGAAAACGAGTGCAGCCCTGTACAAGCAATTGCTAGGCTACACACTTGGATATCTCATGGAATACGATTCCTACTTGATCAAACAGGTACAGAAAAGCTTAAAATCATCTGTAATAGTGGCAATCACGGTAGACTCACCGAAAAAGTTAGACCGAGCACAAGAGAAGCTAATTCGATTGAATGGCTACTCTATCACTTTCTTGCAAATGAATTCCGGTCGGAGAAACGCGTCGACTTTCATCTACCGGCTGGCTCGCATTCCTACGCAGAAGTCTACGATTGGGTTATTAGGTTCACACATGGGGATGACGCGAAATACGGTGGAGGTGTCGGCGGTATCATGATACCAATTCAGAAGGCTCTTTATCGCTGGAATACTGTACGCCACGCCGACGTGACAAATATGGGGCATTTCCATCAATATATATGCTTGGATGATCTCATTATTAATGGATCTCTTATCGGGTATAATCCGTATGCTCTAAAGATAGGCGCTAAATTTGAACTCCCCTGTCAGGCGTTCTACTTAATGGACGCTAATCGAGGAGTAACTATGCCTGGCAAGGTCTGG